AACCGCTGCTATTGCCGGTGCGGGCTTTGTTGGTGGTATTGCTACTTCTTATTTAGCATATCGTTCTAAGCGGGCCTTTGATAGTCTCCGTCAAAGCATTCGTCAATTTCTAAATGATCCAATTGGTTCAAAACGCCGTGCCATTAGAGCTATGGTAAAGAAATTTGAACAAGATATGGAACGTCTTAAAGAAATGATCGAAGAACGAGACCAACTTCTTGTCCAAGGCGATGATATGACCGTAGGACAAATGAAGAAAGCTAGACGCATGACCGAAGAAATTCAAGAACAGGCTCGTGAAGTCCGTTCTCATTTTACAAACGAATTTGCCGATGATTTTGTCGAATATGTGGGCCGTGATCAGTTTAACAAAATGCAGCGTATAATTGATGATGCTGAACGTGGTACGGTTACATTTGATCGACAAGTTAGTGAAAAAGAACATGAGCGCAGTAAAAACCGTGAACCTTCAATCATTGAAATGATTTTTAGTAGAAGTTAATAATAACCAAGTAGTTTTAGAATAGGCTCCCTTATGGGAGCCTTTTTGTTTTTAAACGATAAATAAAGTTAGATCAAACATTTAACTAACTTTATAACGAGGAAAAGTTATGGAATACCAAATCTTAAAAGAACAAAGCTTCGATACCAGTATTATTCAAGAAGAAGGCAAGGATCTTTATATCCAAGGTCCGTTTATGAAAGCTGAATATCGTAATCAGAATGGTCGAGTTTATCCTCGAAACATTCTTGAAGAAGAAGTTAATAAGCTAACTGATAAAATTAATAATAAACAAAGCATTCTTGGTGAACTAGATCATAGTGATTCATTAGAAATTAGTCTTTCTAATGTTAGTCATGATATTCAGTCTCTTTGGTGGGAGGGCGATACTGTCTGTGGTAAAGCCAAAGTATTAGAAAGCACGCCAAAAGGACAAATTCTTAAAGGTCTTCTTGAAAGTGGTGTTTCTGTTGGCGTTTCTTCACGAGCAGGTGGTTCACTAGACGAATCGACAGGACAGGTAAAATCTCTCAAATTGGTCACTGTTGATTGTGTTGCTACTCCTAGCGCTGGTACATACCCACAGTCCATTCGTGAAGCACTTGAACAACATCGCCGAACTCATGAATTAAACCATCTAGCGGAAGCTGTTCGTTATGACGAAAAGGCTCAAAAATACTTTCAGAAAGAAATCCGTAAGTTTATTGAAAACACATTTTAAGGTCTTATATTATGACAAACAAATTAGAACAATCCATTGATCTTCTTCATGAAGGCAACAAAAAAGATGTTGAAAAACTCATTAGAGAAGTTGTCAGTGATGAGATCGGAAGCGCTATTAAAGGCGACCAACATTTAAACGAGTTTGTTGATAGTATTAGCAATCTCTTTTCATCAATTGGTGAAGGTATTGAATCACTTATTGGGATTCGTTCTGAAACTGTTGCCCGTACTTTTGTTTCTTTTGCTGCTTCTCAATCAGCTAGAGTGGGAATTGTTGGTTCATTGGGTCTTTCTGGCGCAACAGCTTTATTGATTCCGATTACTGGATCTGTTGTCGCTGGTTTAACATTTAGAATTCTTTTCACGAAAGGTAATCAAGGTAAGCTTTGGAAAGATATCGAAAGACTTGTTCAGCGTCGAGATCAAATAATCGAAAAAATCAAGAATTCTGATCTTCCACAAGATGAAGCCATGCAGGCATATGGTGAAAACTTAGAACGAGTCACGAACGAAATCAGAGAAAAATCTACACAACTTTATGATCTTATCACTTCAAGAAAAGGTCGTGAAGGTTTACTTCGTGAAGGGTTAACAGAAGAACAAATTAAGCAAGTTGAGCAATACATGAAAGTCGGAATGGCAGGTGGATTTACCAACCATTCAAAAATGAATGAACAAGCAAAATTAGGACTTCAACAACTTAATGAGTCTTCTAAGGACCAAAAATCAGAGATTACTATTAAACCTATATACGAAATTTCTGATTCTCTCATTGATTGTATTACCGGAACATATGATACAAATCAAATGAAACAGTATGAACCTATCGCTGGTGCAGCGGTAAATAATCGTCTGCTTGAACTACTCTTTAAACAAGGTAAAGCAAAAGAACTTTGGAATCAACTTAACAAATATGTTGAACAAAGAGATCGGATTATTCGTTCTATTACCGATCAGAATATGTCTTATGAGCAAGCAGTTGAAGATCATGGTGATCGTTTAGATACCCTCACAAGTTCTATTCGAGAAACATCTTATAAACTCCACAATTACCTTACTACATCTAAAGGTAAATCTATTATTATGCGTCAAAATATTACAGAAAAAGAATATGAAAAGATTCTTTCATTTATTGAAAATGGATTTGAGACTAAGTTCTCAAACTATTTAAGAATCCTTTCAAGTAGATAATACAGATTTGATAAATAAAGAAAAGACATCGTTGAAATAATAAACGAGTTGATATAATTAACAACTTTAGGAGTGAATGAAAATGAGTGAACAATACAAAGAACTTCTGGAAAGCGAACTTCTCAACGACGACACTAAGAAGCAGCTTCAGGAAGCGTTTGAACAAAAACTAAACGAACAACGCGAAGAAATTCGTAATGAAGTTGAATCTGAATATGCTGAGAAGTTTGTCGAAAACAAACAACAACTAGCTAATCAATTGTATCAGACCATTCAAGAGTCTGTTGAACAAGAAATTGCTGAACTCAAGGAAGACCTTGAATATTACAAATCTCTTGATGTCCATTATGCTCGTAAACTAACCGAGTTTAAGGAATCTTATAAAAAAGAGATGGCTGCTAAATGGAAAGAATTCCTTGAAAATCAAGTGCAATCTGGATTTGCTGAACTTAAAGAAGATCTTGATCGTGCTAAAGAAAATGAATTTGGCCGTCAAGTCTTTGAAGCATTCCGTGAACAATTTCAGATTTTTGAAAGTCAGAAAGAAGGTGGTTCTTCTCTTAAAGAAGAACTTGATAATACCAAAACTGAACTTCAGAAGATCAAGGAAGAAAATGAAAACCTTAAACGTGATCAGCTATTAGAATCACTACTAAGTAATCTTTCTGGCGTTAAACGCGAAACTATGGCTACTATGCTTGAAGGTGTTTCTTATGATCGTCTTGAATCTAAGTATGAAGAAGTTCTTCCTCTAATTATGAAAGAAACTGAGGAAGATAAAGGCGAACAAGACACACTTAATGAAAGCGGTGAAAGTCGTCAAGAATCATCTGATCTTTCACGTTTTTATCGTTTCGCCGGGATTACTAAGACTTCTAAGTAATTAAACAACAAGAAGGTGAATAAAATGAGTGAACGAACCGAACAACTTAAAGAAGCAATTGACAAATTTGACGATGGTAATGTCAAAGAAGCTTCTGAAATCATTGACAGTATTATGACTGAAGAGATTCGTGATCGTCTTTTTGAAAAAGCTTCTAAAAAGCAGAAAAATGAAGATGACGAACACGATGATGAGTCTCATGAAGATTCTGATGAAGATTCAGAAGATGATGAAACTCTCAATGAGCGCAATAAAAAGAAAAAATCATATTAAATTGTTGAATTTTTAACAATATGATAAATAAAGAAAAGAAACATTCATATAACATAACAAACATCTTTAGGAGTGGATAAAAATGAGTGAATTTACACATCTGGTAGAAAGCATTAGAGAAGAAAACAAATGGCAAGATACTCGCCAGCAACTTCTGGATGGTCTTGCTGAAGGTTCAACCGAACGTGCTATTACTGCACAAATTCTAGAAAACACCCGTCAGGAAAGTCTTCGTAAGCTTAATGAAAGCGGCTCCAGCACTCAAACTGGTGATTTTAGCCGTTATGACATGATGTTCATGCCATTGGTCCGTCGGGTTATCCCAAGCCTTAAGAGTATGAATCTTGTTGGTAACCAACCTCTTTCCGGCCCAACTGGCATGATTCGTACTGTGCGGTTCCGTTATGGCCGTGATGTCTATGAGACTGATGCAGAAACAGATAAGGCAGTAAATAAAGGCGACGAAGCAAGTGGTGAAAACGTTTACGATAAGTATTCAGCCATTGCTTCTGATTCATATTTTGATGCCTTTGAATATACCATCGATAACTCAGAACTAGCGGCTCAGACAGAGTTAATGGAAGGCGATGGCGGTAATCCAATGTACATGGATGTGGTCAAAAAGACCGTTACCGCACAATCTCGTAAGCTTCGCGCACAGTGGACTCGTGAAGCTGAAGACGATAGCCGTGCCCTTGATGGCCTAGACATCGAATCTGAGATGATGGCGGTTCTCGCGGATCAAATCACCCGTGATCTTGACCGTGAACTCCTTTACAAACTACAAGATCTTTCTGGTAGTCCTGAATCTTATAGTTATGCTAATGTCGATGGTCGTTATGCCGGTGAAAAATTCACTGCTCTTACCATCGCTTTCAGCGAAATGAGTAACAAGATCGCAATGGAAACTCGCCGTGGCGGCGCTACTTGGATGGTTGTTTCCCCAAGCATTCTAACTGTTCTTCGTAATGCCTCTAACGGTAGTTTTACTCCTGCAACTGCCGCCCGTGATGTTTCTCCACGCGAAAGCCTTTTCGCTGGTACTTTCAACGGTTCAATTCAAGTTTATGTAGATATTCACGCTGATAATGATCCATATGTTCTGATGGGATATAAAGGTCAGAGTGAACTTGACACTGGTCTTGTTTATTGTCCGTATATCCCAATGGAAACCAGTGGAGTGGTTTATGACCCAGATAGTTTCGATCCAAGAATGAACCTACGCACTAGATATGCGCTGGCTTCATTCGAAGATTCTGACAGTGACCTTAACAACTCCGCTGATTTCTATAAGCGTGCTAAGATCGAAGATCTAAACCTTGGTTTTACTAGCTAATCTTCAGTAAACCAAGATTGATTGATCGATCTTCATCGAATCCCCCAAGTCTCTTGACTTGGGGGATTTTTTTGTGTATAGTCATCCAGCATTCATGTAACACACGCTTAAATAAATAAATAAAAACAAACGTAAACTTGTGAAAGTAAGGTGGTTGACTTTCAATCTAAACCGATACAGGAGAACAATAATGACAAGTTTTAGAAATCTTTTATATAAAGAACAAGAAAAAATGCAAAATCTATTAGAGTCTATCCGATTTGGTCAATCCCAAATTCGTGAGTTATTTGATTACGATGATGAACTTCGTATCGGATTTGAATTTGAGATGGTAATCGATGATGAATATGCTGGAGTGAGCGATCATTCTTTTATAACTGATATGAATATTGCTGAAATCAGAAGCATTGATCCTGAACTTGTACATGAAATCGAAAATGACCTTTTAAATGATATCTTAGATGTTTTTGAAGAAAAATATAGAGTTTCTGATTTTAGATACGCTCTTAATGAATTTATAAAAATTGTCGAAAATACAGATTTTGACAAACTAGTAAAATATAAAGATTCTATCATTGAAGAAAAAGAAAATTACGATACATACGAAGAACTATACGATGATAATGAAGGGTTCTTTGAATATCTTTTTCGTCATTTTAAAAAAATTGCGTTTGCAAACTTCATCAGAAATTTTGACGACCATTACCGGAATATGCGAGAGATGACATCAGATGAGTATTTAGATGATAATGATATAAACATTGAAGCAATGATAGATAATGCTGCTGAAATAGAACATTTTACTAGAGGATTACGTAGCTTCCTATCAGACATCGAAACTATAGATGATTTCAAAGAACAATTAGAAAGTTTTGTTGATGATATCTTAGAAGATATTGATTATGATGAAGCCGTGTCGGCGTTAGACAGACTTACGTTTGAATTTAATGACAAAATCGATGAAGCATTAGATGAAGCAGCGAAAACGCAGGTCAGATATGAATTAAGAGATCAGGTTATTGATTACATTATTGATCAAGGTTTAGAATACCGATTTATCAGATCAGAAGAATCTGCGGTTGAATTTGTACAACCCCATTTAGGGAATAAAGATTATATCGATGAAGTGGTAAGTGATCCATCGCTTGGAGATCGGGGCGCTGAAGCAGTCACTTACCCAATACCCCCATCAGAAATTGATTCTGTTGTTAAAGAAGTTTGTGATTTTATCAATACTTATGGGTTAACAAACAAAAGTACAGGTCTTCACTACAATATCTCTCTTACAAGAGCAGATTTTAATTTAGATAATTTCAATATGCTAAAGTTTCTTCTCCTTCTTGACGAAGGATATGTAGCACATGATTTTGGTCGTACAATAAGTTCTTATGCGGTTCAGATGCAATCACAGTTAGATAATGAAGTTATTATCGAAGAAGCTATTAATGCATTCATAGAAAATGGCATCAGTGGTTTGGAAGATGTTTCAGAGAAATATTTGACAAACAAACCACGAAAATATGATGGCATTAATATTCTTAACTTATCAACTGGGGCAAACCTTGGTCAAAACAGAATTGAAGTTCGTTATCCGGGTGGAAGCTATTCAAATGAACCCAACAAAGTTATATGGCATGCCTATAGAATGTTATATACGCTAATGACAGCTTTCAATGAAGATTTTAAACGTGAAGAATATCTTCGAGCACTATATGATTTTTGGAGTGATGTCACTGAAGAACGTTATGATTTGGATTTTGCTGAGGCCATTAGACGTTATAGACATCATGGTACTCTCTCGCCCTCTGACGAATAAACGAATCTTAATGGACGGACGGGAAATCTAGTCAATACCCCCGCCTTCAGGCGGGGTTTGTAAAGCAGCTAGCATGTCGTTCAGGGGGTTTCGCATCGTCATTGCCGTCTGCTGCAAAGGCTTAATAACTATACCTTTCAATTCAAATCGGAACAGGAGGACGGGATTTCCCGTACAAAATGATGAACAAGACGGAGCAATTCATTAAAAAAGCCCGTGAAATTCATGGGGATAAGTATAATTATTCACAGACTGAAGTGACAAAGGTAAATGATAAAGTGACTATTATTTGCCCTGAACATGGAGAGTTTTATCAAACTCCATATCGCCACATCAACGAACAAGCAAAATGTCCTAAGTGTGCATACAATGCAGTAGGTAAAAAGAATTCAGCGGGTAAAGAAAGGTTTATTCAAAAGGCTAAAGAAGTACACGGTAATGTATATGATTATTCAAAAGTAGAATATAAAAACAACAAAACAAAAGTTGAAATTGTGTGTCCATCTCATGGATCTTTTTGGCAAACTCCACAAGCACATGTGAAAGGATCAGGTTGTACAGAATGCTTTGGAAAGACTAAATGGACGAAAGATTCCTTCCTTAAAAAGGCTAGAAAAAGCCACGGACATAAGTATGATTATTCAAAAGTAAAGTTCGTTGATCGAATGACGCCTGTAGAGATTGTGTGTCCTATACACGGATCTTTTTGGCAAGCACCTAGAAATCATATTCAACACGGTTGTATTGAGTGTGGATATGATAAAATGAAAACAAGCCTTTTAAAGGATAAAAACCACTTCTTTAAAAAAGCAAAAGAACGCCACGGAAATAAGTTTGATTATTCAAAAGTCAATTATATTGACACTAAGACTCCGGTAGAGATCGTTTGTCCAAAACATGGATCTTTTTGGCAAAAGCCATCAGAACATGTGTATTATGGTTGTGCTAAATGTGCAGTAGAAAACAGAAATCTCACAACCGATGAATTCATCGAAAAAGCCAGACAAGTTCATGGCGATAAGTACGATTATTCAAAAACAGAATATGTTGATTATCGTACAAAGGTTGAAATTGTGTGCCCTATACACGGATCTTTCTGGCAAAAGCCAATGGAACATATGTACCACGGTTGTAGACATTGCTCATATTCTAAAAGAATCTTAACCACGGATGAATTCATCGAAAAAGCCAGACAAGTTCATGGCGATAAGTACGATTATTCAAGAGCATCTTATACGCACAGCAAAGACTTAATTGAAATTATTTGTCCCGATCACGGATTGTTCTTACAGAGACCAAATGATCATTTAAATGGGGCTGGTTGTAGTGATTGTTTTACTTACTACACAGTTTCAAATGCTGAAAAAGAAGTAAATGATTTTGTTCAATCTCTCGGATTTGAAACAGAAACGAGTAATCGTAGCCTTATTGAGCCTTATGAAATTGATATCTTCATCACATCTCTAAACATCGGTATTGAATACAATGGTCTATACTGGCACAGTGATGAATATAGAGACCGTTCATACCATAAAAAGAAAACTGATCTTGCTGAAAAGAAAGGTATTAAACTTATTCAAATTTTTGAAGATGAATGGATTCATCAAAGACAACTTATCGAAGCAAAACTCACACATCTTCTTGGGATGAATCAAGATCGTGTGTATGCTCGACAATGCACTATTGATACCCCTTCAAAATCAGAAAGGGATGTTTTTTATAATACTAATCATGTTCAAGGAACTATTGGAGCAAATGTTGATCTTGGGCTATATCATCAAGGCAACCTTGTTTGTTGTCTTTCATTTAAAAAAATGAAAGACAACGAATGGGATCTTGTTCGATTCGCCTCTTCAATTCATGTTGTTGGTGGTTTTTCTAAACTACTAAAACACTTTAAACGCAACTATGAATGGGAACAAATCATCACATTTGCAGATCGCAGATGGAGTGATGGTAATCTATATCTAACCAACGGATTTAAACATCTGTATAACACTAATCCAAACTATTTTTATGTTATTGATGGACAAAGGAAAAGTAGGATTGGATATCAAAAACATAAACTCAAAGATAAGCTTGATCATTTTGATTTGAACCTTTCAGAAGTTGATAATATGAAGATGAACGGGTATTATAGGATCTTTGATTGTGGTCATATGAAGTTTCAGATGACGAAGGAGTAAGTTCATATGGATTCACCGATTATCACTAAACGAAATCTAATTAAACTATTTGATTCGTTAGATACTACGGGAAAAGGCAAGGTTCGTGTAAATCAGTGGCCAGATGTTTATATTCGATCACTTGAATATCACACATCTTTTATTGATTATTACAAACCTAACGAATCAGATAAAAATAAAATGATCGAGAGGAAATATTGCCTCAAGCATCGTATTTTCGATCCTCCCATGTGTGTTTACTGTGGTCAAAAGATGCGTAGGTTTGATTATAAGAATAGAACGGGCTATCGCCCATTCTGTGATACTGCTTGTTTTGATAAACCTAAAGACAAGCAAGAACAGAAAAGACTTAAAAATCTGGCGATAATCACACCATCGTTTATTGATGATGATCATATTTTGATGTCATGGGATCAAGCAAGTATGATGATCGAAAAACATCTTATCGAAGACGATAAAGTAGTCTCGATGAGATGTCGTGAAGATTATCTTTTCAATAATGGGTTAATTCATCTTCTTGAAGCTATTGAAGCATATGCTCATAAAGATTGTGAGACGTTCTTTGAAAAGATCTATTGTGTTAAGAATAAGATTGATCATCGGCCAAAGTGCAAGAGATGTCACAAGAACAACGTTTCGTTTGGTTATAATGTTAATGAAGGAAAGAACACGTATTTGACGTATTGTTCAAAAGAATGTTCTGATAACTCGTATGACCGTATTCAAAAGTCTAAAGAAAGGGTTGTAGAAAAATACGGTGTTGATAATGTATCAAAGGCAGAAAGTGTCCGTCAGAAAATTTCAAATAACATTAAGAAAGCTTATCAGGTCAATGGTGATGACATTCTTTCAAAAAGAGAACAGACAAACCAAATCCTTTATGGTGCAAACCATTGGAATGCTTCAGAAGAAGGAAGAGAGTACCTTCGCAATAAACAGAATAATGAAGTAGATCTTGATCGTGCGCGAGAGAGAAGAAAGAACACGTTAATGGAATGTTATGGTGTCTCACATCATTCTCTGATCGGTAAAGATAACGATGTTATGACATATCTATATGATTATAATTGGCTTTACGATCAATACGTCACTCAACAAAAGACGCTCACAGAAATTTCCAAAGAGTTAGGAGGCATTCGTTATTCGTGGGTTCAAGAAAGATTAAAATCGTTTGATATCGAGCCTAGAAACAACACAGATTCATACTCGTTAGCAGAACAAGAAATTTATGACTTTCTTGTAGAGTCAGGTGTATCCGATTTGGAGAGGGGAACACGGTCTTTAATCCCACCATATGAAGTAGATATTTACTCACCATCTCATATGATTGCCATTGAATATAATGGACTCTATTGGCATAGCGATAAATTCAAAGATAATCATTATCATAAAATGAAGTATGAAAAGTGTAGAAAACAAGGTGTTCAACTGATTACAATTTTTGAAGATGAATGGAATGAAAAGCACGATATTATTAAAAACACTCTACTTTATAAATTTGGTTTAGATCAAAGAGAAAAAGTGTTTGCAAGAAAGTGCAAGATTGGTATGATCGACACAGAAACATACAGGAGATTTTTAGAGAGAAACCATATCTTGGGTTCAACAAATAGTTCGATCCGATTTGGTCTGTTTTACAATGAAACACTAATCGGTGTTATGGGGTTTTCAAAGAGCACACAACAAAAAGCATCCGATTATGATTTTATTCTTGAACGCTATGCTACATCTGTTAATGCTGTGGGAGGATTTACGAAATTACTATCATGGTTTTGTAGTAATTACGAATGGGAAACTATTGAAACGTTTGCTGATAAACGTTGGAGTGATGGCTCTCTTTACGAAAAGGCAGGCTTTCATCATAAAAAGAATATAAGTCCTGATTATTCATATGTTAAAGGTGATCAGAGGATTAGTAAACGAAATTTTCGATCAACAACAGGGTTACCGGATCTTCCGGGCTGGGAGCAGGGGATTCGTGACGAAAAGATTTTGACACAGATGAACGGATACTATAGAATATACGATTGCGGAAAACTTGTTTATAGATTGATAAAAACATAGTTTCTAAAGCGCAAAAGAGCACCTAAATATGGTTATCACCAAGTGCTATAAAACGGAGGAATAGAGATATGAAACATATAGTTAAGAAGCTTACTGGTAAAAAAGATCTTGAAGATCAAATTGAGTATTATAAACATAAACTATCACAAGAAGAAGAAACAATTAAACGTAACGATGAGTATATTCGCGAGCTAGAGCAGGAAAATGAAGATCTCCGTAAGACTCACCAGAAAGACGAATCATCGAAAACGCAAATCACATTTTTTGTGAATTCAGATGATGTTACGCAGATCAAACCTGTAACAAAAATCAATCCAAGAATCATCGAAACACTAATCGAAGAAGGTTATTTGGAGTCATCACATCAAGAAGATGAACTCGCCCAACATCTTGCGTTAATGGTCTTGGCGAATGAAGCCACAGAGTTTATAATTGCTGAGTTTGAGACCCTTAAAGGCGACGAAAAGCTGTTTCAAGATGACTTTGATAGCAACTAAGGACGATATTATATGAAATTAGTACAGCCCGGAAATAGACCTGTACCATCTATTAATGGTAAACGAACAATGTTGGTTGACACAACCAACCTTTTTTGGATTCAGCGTTTTTCTGACTTTAAGAAGAATGATGACTATGATCCTGATGCTTGGATGCTGTTCTTTCAAAATGTTTTGAACAAAATTTCTATTCTTAAAAGTAAGTATCGAATTGATCGAGTGATCTTTTGTGATGAGGGTCGATCCATTTGGCGCAAAGATGTATATCCTGAATACAAGGCAAACAGATCGGTAGATCTCGATCTTTATTTTGATGATGTTAACTATGCTAAATCAAAGTTAAAAGAAGTTATTGAAAACTATTCTAATCATTTCTATCTGTCTGTTGATAAAATGGAAGCTGATGACCTGATTGCTATCTATACACAAGAGTTTCATTTAGAAGATAATTTTATTCTTATTGTTTCAACAGATAAAGACTTTCTCCAACTACTAGATAAAGACAATGTCCATCAGTTTGATCCAATAAAGTTTGAAGAGAAGTCAAAAAATTTAGAAGAAGTTGGCTTTCAATTGTTCTTGAAATGTATTCGCGGTGATACTGGTGATAATATTACGTCTGCGTATCCGCGTGTACGTGAAAAGAAACTCCGTGAAGCATGGGAAGAAAAAAGTGGTTATGGTATGATGAATATCATGAACACTGTTCGTAAAGATCATTTGATGGTAAAAGAAGTCTTTGAAAGGAATAAACGTCTCATTGATCTAACACAACAGCCTGAAGAACTTAGAGAAAAAGTTAAACAGGAATTCCAATCACTAAATAAAAGTGATCATCAAGGTTATTCTATGATCAAAATGAGACAATGGCTTAAAAAGCATGATTTTGAGAAGCTACTTGAACAGTACGGCGAAATCGAGAATGTTTTAACATAGAGAGGAGGTACACTAGATGAAGTTTAAAAATAAAGATCGAGTAAAAGTTGTTTCAGAAAATTCAGCAAGAATTGGTGAACTTGGTACTGTACTTCAACATGATCCAGATGGTAACGAATACAATAATGTTGTCGTAGAGTTTGATTCAGATGGACGGCGCGTATCTTATCGAGATGAAGATAGTTTACGACATGCTACATTCATGGAAAGATTAAATGCATGGCTACGAGGATAAAGGAGAAGTATACATGATAAGCGTAAAGTTTATTTCGGATAATCCTGACCAAGACTCTGATACACCAGATCAATTGATTGTTGAAGGCAAAGAAGTTCTTTTTAATACTAATCAAGAAGAAGGGACTACCGAGGTTATTATCGTTGAAGAAACAGGTTTTCGCCCTTCCTTTTCTTGTTGGATCGGCCCTGATCCAACAATGTTTGATCGAGCCTTCGTGATGAACGAATCAGGAAACACGATTTCGGTTATTAAAAAGAATCATAGATAAGTATCTAATAATAAATAAGATCAATCAATAGAAATAAAGGAGAAAATTGATTATGGCACAACAAAGTAAAAAGACGAACGTAGAAAAGACCATTAACGTAAATGGTAAACAGAAACAGGTATTTGTTCTTAGAGAAGATAAGAATGTAGTCTATATTCCTTATAGTTCGCTTATGCGTCCTGATTTTCATCTTCTTCGCAAAAATGCAGAAATTGCACAGCGTAAAGGCGAAGATCTTTTAGATACGCTTCGGGATCAAACTGCACAAAACGGTCGTAATGCACTGGTTCAGGTGCAAAATCTTATTCGCTATGTTGATCGTAATGAAGCATATGCTTACACTACACCATCGGGTAAAACCGTTCAGATGAGCGAATCTGCATCCAAAGAAGATTTTTCTAACCCTGTTGCATCCCCGGTGGAAAGTGAACCAGAACAGACTACACAGCAAGAAGCACCCAAGAAGCGTGGTCCCGGACGCCCACCAAAAAATTGATCTTAAATCTCTCGCGTAGTCTTGACGTAAGAAGTTCCCTCTGTCATCATACAGAGGGAATTTTTTAGTAGAAGGAGAATGTAATATGGCAGTAAATTATCTATATAAAGATCAACAGGACGCGCTTTATAAAGTATTAGAGACAGTATTCAATCAAAATGAAAAGATTGAGTTTACTCTTTCTGGTGTTGCTGGCAGTGGTAAAAGCACTGTTATATCAGAACTTATCAATATCTTAATTCATCAAACATCGTCTGAGTTCACATTCTCGGTGTGCGCTCCCACAAATAGAGCAGCCGCTGCTTTAGCTGAAAAGATTAAAGAAAACAACGGCTCCAAGTTTCCAGTTAATACAATCCATTCTCATCTTTATGAATATCGACAGTTTGAAAAAACTGATGAGAATGGAGAAAAGTATTATGATCTTATTAAGTATAAAAGAAACAGAGATGAGGTAATGAAGTCGTTTGGTAATTTATTGATTGTTGATGAATCATCAATGATCAATAAAGAAATGATTAACATGATTCGTGAAACAGGCGTTAAAGTAATCTTTGTGGGAGATCGATATCAACTTCCTCCTGTTAAAGAAAAAGAGTCTATCTTGAGTGAGTCCGATTTTTCTTTGGAAAAAATTTACCGGACAGACCACCAAGACATTATGAATCTTTCGACCATGGTAAGATCATTTGGTCGATTCTTTCCTAAGCGATTCAACGACTCTAATGAAGTGTTCTTTGAAAACATTGATAATATTGATAGTGAATACTTTAAGAAAAATCCATTCAAGGATTGCTTTGATGTAGTAGTGTGTGGGACGCACAAAGTCAGGAAAGGCATGAATGATCTGATTCGTGATAATCTTGGATACCGTGAAAAACTTCCAATGGTAGGTGAGAAGGTTATCGCAAAAGACAATAATCTTGATAGAAATGGAAAACGAATCTCAAACGGAGACATTTTTACTGTCATTTCTAAACTAGGAGAACGAAACTATGAATTAGAAGACGTATTTGGATACACATATAATGTTCCAATCACAGAAGATAACTTTATTCCTCGAATGAAAAACGATGAAAAAAATATTGACCCAAGGTTTGATTTCGCGTATGCTATTACATGTCATAATGCTCAAGGGAGTACGTTTAACAGAGTTTTATTCATGGATGAAAATGTTGGTTTCTTTTTACCGAGAGATAAGTTTCGGTATACAGCAATCACAAGAGCCGCAGAAAGCATCACAATTGCAACATCATTAGTTTGATGTAGGGTACCATAGGGTTAATAGTGTTTATTGATTTTAAGCAGTAATTTAATGCAAAAAATAGAAAAGGAGACGATTTATGAACAACAGTCAAAGTAATGTAATCCAGTATTATGTAGAAAGCGATGATCTTACTCCACGATTTAAAGATGGTGACGCGGGCATCGATTTAAGAAGTGCTGAGGATGTGACACTTAATCCCGGTGAAACAAAAGATATTTCAACCGGATGCTGCATGAATACTCCATATGGTTATTTTGGTATGCTGGTCCCTAGATCATCAACCGGGAAAAAGGGATTGATTTTCCGTAACACTGTTGGTATCGTTGATTACGGTTTCCATGATCCTATCATTGCTTTAGCTAAAAACAATGGAACAGATGTTATTACGATTGAAAGAGGTGAACGATTCGCACAGATTGTATTTGTTCCTCATCTTATTGTTGAAGAAATGGAACCAACTAAATCATTTGATTCGATCAATCGTGGTGGCGGTTTAGGATCAACAGGTCGATTTTAAATCAATAAAGAGGCGATACGTTATGCCAAGTAGTAACAATATTAGTGCTAATCGAAAAGAAAGGACCAGCGAAATTTTGAAGAAAAAAAGACTTCAAAAGACATTAAAGAAATTGAAACGGATTCCGGGAAGAGTAAAACGAAATCGAAATTTGGTTCCAAACTCGACTTCGGAAAGTTAGTAGGTTAAGAACTTGCAAAACTCAAGTAAACATGCTAATATGTGTTTTATAGCCCCGTTTTTACGGGGCTTTTTATTTTGTCTGTCCAGTGTCTATGTCTGTCTAAATGGACGGACAAACCCCGGACAGGTCTGGACAGGTAATATATTCGGACATGCGAATACTATTATACGGCCATAGCCTTTGGCACGGTTTTTGATGATGCATATATCGTGCCACGATGGGGTTCCGCTCAAAAATGGTAATTTAGAATCATTATAAAAAGCATTTACATGGCACGGTTTTTGCGTTGCAAGGATCATACCAAGTTAAAATGGGGTATTGACATTCGCTTAAAATTATGTTATTTACGCGCCCGGTACATTATATATACGCCAGGGCGAATAT